CAGCTGTCCAAACATGCAACACCAATTCATGTAGATCTTCCGGTTACAGACGAGGACGATATGGTTCAGTATATCAGAGACGTAGTCAATATCTCTGATAACGGAGATGATACCATCACAAACACACTGGCAGATCTGTATAAGAAATTTGGAATGCCTTGTATTACTTGTGATAAGTCTGTGGATGGTATTGAGAAAGTAGAAGTCGTGGAAGGATACCGTGCACCGTTCTTTATTACAGATAAGATGTATATCAATTCTGATGATAAGACGATGCAGCTTGATGAAGCGGATGTCTTAGTCTTTACTTGTAAAGTAACAGAAAACATCTACGAATCCATCATCATGCCAACTCTGCAGCTCTCCGAAGCAATGGGAAAACACCTGTTGATGGTTTGCCCATCGGTTGATGAAGTCTTATTAGACCGTGTCATTGCTCCACGTTTAACTGCGGAATACAAACAGCGTCATGACAACTCTCTGGTTATTTGCTGTTATAAAGCTGCAAACTCATACCAGAGAAAATCCATTGAAGATTTTGCAATGCTTTGCCATACCCAACCAATCAGTCGAGCAACTGCAACGGCTATGATTCAGGCAACCACTCCAAAAGTGCCAATGCCTGGAACAACCGAAACTGGTGCACCAGCAGAATACAACATGTATGAACTGCTTGGATTCTATCGTACTTGGTGCCCGACAAACTATGTGCAGCTTGGACTCAACGGTGAACGTATGAGCTTAAAAGTCTTACCACATTCTCAGAATCTGGATGCAGAAAGAAGCATGATCATCAAATCAAAAGAAGTAGGTATTATTGTACCAGGTCTTCCAGTACGTGAAAAAGATGGAGAAGTATCTGTTGTAGATGAACCAACCATCTTAGAGATTGGATACTGTAAGGATCTGGAACTCGGTGAGAAAACTTCCATTATTCGTACTTTCTTCTACGATCAGGCAATGTATGATTTACATCTGCGTGAAGCGGAAGATAACTTACGTGAAGTCGAAAACAAGTATAAGAAACTTGGTACATTTAACCTGGAGATTACCAAAGCTCAAGAAAGACTCTTTAGTCTCGGTTTACAGTTAGCACACATCGAAGTTGGTGGAGATTCTGAACTTGCGATTGGTATGCGTAAAGACGTCTACGACGATGCGATTAAAGCAGCTGCGTCTGCTTATAAATATGGCATCATTAATGGATGTAACGTCTCTACGATCACTGCAATTGAAGAACTCTTACAAGGAGATGATCATAACGGTATCGACCGTGAGATTTTGGTACTGATTCAGGATGGCTTCATTTACACATATAAAACCGTATTAAACAACTGGATTCCAGAAGAGAAAGTGATGCTTCGTAACTTCACATACGAAGAACTGGAAGATAGTGTTGGTGACTTCTACGAAGACGTAGAACGTGTGCTGATGCAGTATACAAAAACTCCATTGTTTAGATTAATGGGTTGCGAAAAATGTGACAGTTACAACATTTTTCACCATGTATTGTCACATATGATCAAACGTACGAGACGTAGAGACGTAATGTTTTCATCTTCTCCAAGTATGCCATGTATTCCGTACACTCATTTTTCACTGTATGATTTCCTGATCGAGTACTCTATCCTTAACGATACCGTATTTGATGTAGTGAATAAATGCTTCAGCAAATCCATTGTCAACAGCTTCCAGACAGACGATGAGATCTTAACCGCATCGGTAGACTTATTAAGTCTTATGATCTCTGGAAACCAGATGATTGTTACACAGCGTAACAGCTTTTGAGGTTAATTTATGCAACAGACATTAGCAGAGTTCCTGCACGCCCCTTTCGGACGTCAGGACCTCGAAGTAAAGAAATTAGACTATGATCGTAAATATAATGAGTATTTACGAGACAATAAGATCCGTATGGAATCCTTTACGGAAATCGAAGGATCTTATTACTATCATTTGACGGTACCATCAGAGTCTGCCAAAGACACCGGGTATCGATATGACGTTGTCATTCGTTTTTATACTCCGAATGATAAGATCACAAAAGAATCGACATTAAAGAATTATTGTGTGCAGTTCTTCTCGAACTCACCAAGTTTTATTTATAAATACGCCGTACTGTATAAGAGAAATGGAGCGTTGATTGAAAGCTTATACGATAAGCTTAATCCAGAATACGCAGACACTTTACCAGAAAATACCAACAAGACGTTGGAGGTTAGTTTCGATAAATCCATCTACTTTACAGTACGGTATTTATTAGACCACAGCTTCCGATACTTATCAAAGATCGGTATGATTATGCGGTTAAAGAAAAGCCCTCATGCGTTCTTTACGGGTATTCGAGATGTTGAAACCGTAAGACTCGAACGCATGTTAATCTCTGAGGAGAAACGACTCCAAAAAGAAGAGAAACGGTACAAGGATAAGAAAGGTCCAAAAGCACCAGCAGATCCATCCAAACGAAATGCCATCAAAGATACCCTGGCGGATAAATCCAATCCAGGGATTCGTGTGGTCAATCCAAAGAAAGCAACGAAACGGACCTCCGGTCTGTCTGCTTCTAAAAGAGTGACCAAGAAACGAGCAAGTCGTACGACGTATCGTCCAATGTAAGAAATGGTGATATACTATTTTTAAGGTGCTATACCAAATACATAACAAAGGAGACATAAGTTATGCCAAGAAAAAAGAAAGTTACAATGGAAGAACCAGAGGAAGTGGTTACCTCTGGGGAACCAACGGAAGAAATACCTTCCGAACCACCTGCCGATCCAGGAAAGCGAACCTCTAAGATCAATACTTGGAGACCTGGACCAAAAACCACCATCGTCGAACGTGATGGAAAGATCTTTGTCGTAAACTTCGATAAAGTCTTTAATAGCATGAAAGACACAAAAGGAAAAAATGGTGGAAACTTAAACAAGTTAAAGAAGTACAACCGTTTTGTCATCAACAAAACCAGTTATGAAAACCAGCTGGATATCATTACTAGATATACCAACTTCTTCATTCATTTCTATGATTCTGAACAGGAGCTGGTGACGGCGTACTTAAGACTTGCTATGGCGATGGATCCCGAAGTATCGCATAACATGTTTGGACCTAATGACATGCATGCATTTATTGATTTCCTGTATCAGACCATGTTTACCAAAACGATGGTACAGAAGATCAAACAGATGGTTGAAGACAACTATCTGGATGACATCGAGAATAACTCCGACGAGAAGAAAAAATATTATAAAATTAACGAAAAGAAGCATCTCGAAAGCTTAGAATTTACGAACCAACACATCAAGATCTTATTAGCGATTTCATTTGGT